ATCTTTGTGTAGGACGATTAGCCATTTTGTTTACTCTGAATCCTTTGTTTTTCTTCTTCCAAATAGTTTATTAACAAAGCAACATATATTTCTTTCTCAAATGGTATTAAATTTTCTATCTCAGTCAATGAATATTTGTGGTGTTGCATTAAAGCAAAATTCATTTTATAATAATTCATCAATGATTCATGACTGAGATTTACTAGAAAAAAGATTGTATACCACTTAAGGTTGCTTCATTATGGGCACCACATATAGGACATGTGTATTCAATATCTTTTGTAATCTTTGGCATAGTCTCAAAGAACTTCTGAAGTTTGCCAAACTGCTCTGTTGTTAAGTTATTTAAAAATTCTTTTAATTCTGTCGCGGTTGTTTCACTAGCATGATATAATTGTTCATCATCATAAATGTAATCAATACATTCAATAACAATTTTAAAGATATCATCGACATTATTTGTACTAATATCTTCTAATTTCTTAATTACATTAATACTAGGATATTTTAATACTATACCTACATTACCAAATAATGATATTTTATTAGTATGTTTAGGATCTTTCTTTACTTCAAGTTTAGTCAAATCAAACTTAACTTTTACTTTGGCATTAGGATCATCACAATGCTGACATTTAAAAAGTAATTCTACTTCTTCGCCCACAGACTTTGCTCTGATTTGAGTAAAGATATACTCAAGGTCAAACATTGCTAACTTAGTAACATCAACTTCATCTTTTAAACAAGACTTAATAACTTCTTGTAAAGTGTTAACCATTATATTTGGATCTTCGCTTTGTTGCGCGATCAATAATGCTTTTTCTTCTTTAACAAGAAATGATCTATACTTAACTTCTTTATTTGTTGATGGTATAGTTAATTGATATACCGGTGTACTATTAACTGGCAATGCCATTGTATTATTCTCCTTTGCTCATATTCTGAATCATTGTTGCCAAGTCGTTAGTACTTCCAACAAATATAGCATTGTTGTTTGTAACTTGACTTGCAGGTTCTTCTTTTTTCTTTTCGAGACCACTCAATTTTTGTTTCTGTGAGTGCGCATCTAATAATTGTTGGTTCATATCAGCAAGTTGCTTCATTAATGTACCAACAACTTCGTATGCTCGAGGATGTTCGCTTTGCTTAGCAACCTCGATCATATCATAAAGGGCCGACCTCCCTGTCGATAACAACTCCTTAATATTTCCGCGTACGTGATCGAAATCATTTTCGATATATTCGTCCTGAGTTCCATGCTTAATAGGAACTATATCATCATTGCGCGGCGCAATCTTTGTATATTCTACCGGTTCCAAGTCAAATATTTCTGATAATTTATCATCCATTTTCATAGTAATATTTATGCGTTATATCCTGCAATTGATGTAAGTTTATTTTGTAGACCGGTTAAACCATAGTTCATTAACAACCCACCTACAGGCGAACTTGCAATTCCGTTGAATACACCTTTAATTTCAGAGAATAATCCATCACCAGTCTGATTTAATAAATCTGTTTCATCATATGTATATCCACCTATTGGTACCCAATACTTGAATGCCAGGGTTACAGATAGTTTCATAAGATCTTTAGATGCAGCATCCATTTGTATAGAACTAACTGTTTTTGGATAGCATTCTCTTAGTTCGACCATATATTTGGTTTTACTTGCAATATCTTCTACACCAATTTGGATTGGTTTTATATAGTTTGCATAATAATTAAATGTTCTTGTAACTGGATTTTGAATACTGAATTGCCAATCATCAAAGTATTTCTTTACTTTCATTTCATTATCTACATAAAATGATAATGTTAGATTATCATACATTCTTTGATATGGTGCTTCTCTTGTTTCACCATAAGTAAGATTTGGTGTTGTATTATAATTTAATCCTGGAATTTGCACTTGGTCGCAAAACATTGAAACAAGTCTTGGATCTTTATTTTCTTCGGTAGTTGATATAATAAAAGGCATAAGTACTGAGTACCTAGCAGTTCTCATCAAACCCGATACTTTTACTTCAGTTATAAAGTCTGATAGTAAACTCATTTATTGATACTCCTTTTTGACTCTTGCCAAACTTTAGCCTTGTTAGCACCAACAAATCCTTCTACTGGTAACATCATAGCGGTTGCCCAGTTGTTGGCGGTGATTTCTCTACATTGAGTACGAATATGCGAGTTTAAATATCTATGAATACAAGGTTCGGCAAATTTGAACTTTGAGATACCTGATATTAATTGCCAAGAATATCTCAATCGAGTATTTTCATCCATATTCTTATTAGTTGCAAATACCATCATCTTATCAAGTAATTTAATTCTTAATTGATAAGGTAAATAATGAAAATTTAATCCATAAAATCCATCTTTAGTTTTCTCATAAGGAAATACTAAAGGAAACATATCCCAATATGGCAATGATGATTTATACTTAGCATCATATCTGTACAAATATAACTTTCCAGGCATTATTTTACCAATAGAGGTAAAATGCGGAGCAGTTTTTAATACATTACTACCATTTATATTTTGATGATGTAATAGCAAAATCTGTTGGTCAAACCAACTTTTGCTTGCCTTTGATGCTTGAGGTAGACTATATTTGTTTTTCTCAAATACATCTAACATACTGGGTTCTTTTATATTTGCCATATACTATTTATTAGTTAACCCAAGATGATGTTCGGTTAATATTACAAATTCCCAACTACGATCTGATGCATAATTCTTTGCGGCATCCCATTTAGATTGATTTTTCATGAATGTCATTGATTCATTTAAATATCTTTTAGTCTGTCTTCCAGGATACTTAGGAGGCATTGTCTGACCGTGAGGTTTGATTTCTACTAAATATGTTTTAAGTTTACCTTCTTTATTTCTTACTTGTATTCTAAAATCTAAAAAGTATCTATGCCATTTATTATCAGTTGCACATATATAGGGAACAACTGTTTCTTCTGATTGCCAATTAATAACTGAATTTGAACCATCGCACCAATTCATAAATTTTAATTCCCACGAAGATCTATAGACCACATTAGTAGGATCACCTATATATTTGTTTGGATATTTTGGTTTATAAATTCCTTGATGATACTTCGCCATTTTTAATATAAATAAGTAAACAAAACCATTCTATTTATAGGTTCTCAACATATGTCATATTTAGACTATATAAATGACAAGTACGATATAACAAGTTTGTCATATCCATCAGACATACAATCACCAGAATACGGTGGTAATATGGTTGTGATTTATATTAATGTTGCAACAGCTTCCAAGTTTTTACCTCCGCCAAATCAAACATATGATATGAAAGATTTGGATATCCAAAGAGATAGAGGTGTAGTTCTTGGTAGACCAATTTCTAAGTGGAATGCTGCTATTTCTTCTGCTCTAGGACTTTCTTTGAATAATGGATTACTTGGAGGCATTGCTGGTGCTGTAACTGGAGAAACTGCTATAAACGCTGCTGGATTATATGTTGCAGCAGATATTGCAGGCACTACTACCCGAGAACAGAAAAGACTAAAAACAGCAATTGCTCTTCATATGCCAAACTCTTTGAATATTAGATACACTACTTCATGGTCAGAAGAAGATGCTATGGCGGCAGAGGCTATTTCTACTATGGCTGAAAGTGGCATGGGATTAATGAAATCCATGCAAGAAGGTAATGTATCAAGTATGCTTAATACTGTTAAAAATAGTCAATTGGGAAAAGATATAAAATCTATATTAGCGGCGGAAACATTAGCTAAATCAGGAGTTATGTCTGCTCGAACTGGGCTAGCTGCTAATCCAAAGAGAGAAATGGTATTCAAAGGTGTCGACTTTAGAACATTCTCATTTGATTATAACTTCTTTCCAAGAGATGAAAAAGAAGCAGAACATGTGCATAATATAATTTTTCAATTGAAGTTACATATGTTACCTGAATATAAAGAAGAAACAAATAACTTTTTATATATCTATCCTTCTGAATTTGATATTAGTTACTTTTCAGGCAATGGTCTTAACCAATATATTCATAGACATCCTTCATGTGTACTTACCGAGTTAAGTGTAAACTATACTCCAAATGGTAATTTTACTACCTTTGCAAATGGTATGCCAACTCAAATTGCTATCACTATGTCATTTAAAGAATTGACAAACCCAACAAAAGAATCTATACAAGGAAGAGGTTACTAATGTATTTTAAGAATTTTCCTAATATAATATATGATTTTGATATTGGTGGCAAGGATACTGCTTTATATTTAAGGGATATTACCCGTAATATCAGATTCCGCCGAGATGTACTTGCAAATATAACAATATATGATGAGTATGATATAGTAGATAATGAAACACCTGAACATATAGCAGAAAAGTTATATGATAATCCAAACTATCATTGGATAATTATGTTAGTCAATGAAAGATATGATTATCTTAATGACTTCCCATTATCATACTATGATTTAGAAAAGCATATTGCTGCTGCCTATGGCGATACTATATATGATATACATCATTATGAAGATAGCAATGGATATATTGTAGATTCTACAAGTGTTGGTGCTTCTTCTATTACTAACTATGAATATGAACAACGTCTTAATGAATCTAAAAGAAGAATAAAGGTTGTTCCTAAAGGCATTATTGAGCAAATAGTAACTGAATTTAAGAAAATACTATAATGAATTCTTCAGAACAAATATCAAAAGCCGGTGATATTAATATTGAGTTGGTTCAAATAACCACGTCTCAGAAATTTTATCAGAATATTACTAGCCAAGTTATAGGGATACAAATATTCGAAGATATATTTTCTCCTTTTATAACTGGTACTCTTGAGATTCGTGATTCACTTGACTTAATGAATGTATTCCCATTCAATGGAGAAGAGTTCCTTGAACTCAAATTGACTACTCCTTCTCTTGAAAAGGGTAATATTGACGGTAGATTTTACATTTATAAAATGGCAAACCGAACAATGGTTGGAAATAGATCAACCATTTATACCTTGCATTTTATATCTACCGAAGCAATTGTTGATATTAATAAGAAGATAAGTAAATCATTTTCAGGCAAGTGTTCAGAGATTGTCAAGAGGCTTTTACAGGATGTAGATGTAGGACTACAAGTAACTAAAGAAATATTTGTAGAAGATACTAGTAATTCAACAAAGTATATTTCTAATTTTTGGTCTCCAATTAAAAATATTAATAATGTATCTGAAACTTCGGTTAATCAGCATGGTTCAGGTTCCTATTTGTTTTTTGAAAATAGATATGGATTCAACTTTGTATCTTTAGAATCATTATATAATGCAAAAATCTTTCAACAGTTTTTATATGATAATTATGTTCGTGATAATCAATCATATGGTACTGCTACAG